CGGATCGACCGGCGTCGCACCAGCGATCTGCTTCTTTGCGATGAGGCCGGCAGTACCCATGAGGTAACCGTTGGCCTCTGCCTCCAGGTGGAAGGTGTTGACCACTGCGTCAGTGTAGTGGAACACTTCCAGGCCGGCACCGATGCGCTCTTCGACAGCCAGGAACGGCAGCTGCGAAGCGTCGGACGGGATGAAGGTGTGCGACGAGGCCCCGGTGTAGTCAGTACCAGCGGTAGCCGTTGCCACCGTGATACCAGGAGTGCTGCCGGTGAGGCTCGTTGCGTCCGCCGTCGGGGCGGTTACGTTACCCAGCAGGGTGCCACCCCAGGTCAGGGTGAACACGCCAGCGCTCGGAAGCGGACCACCGGTCACGTACACGTCGCCAGGAGCAAGGTTGCTCAGGGCTTCGAGTGCAGCCTGAACCTGCGCCGCCGTCGCATTGTACGGAAGAGCAGCAGTCGTCTGCGCACTGTACGTGATGGTGAACGTGCCACCGCTGATGGTGCCGGTTCCGGTGAGGGTCGTAACCTCTGCGGTGCCGCCCGGAGTCTTCACAGCCTTCACGCCGAGCGCTGCGTACATCAGCGTCATCATCGCGTTGAATCGGCAGTAGAACTCGTAGTCACCCGACCACACGACAGCCCCGAGGTAGGCGTCGCTGATGTCCCGACCGCCACCGATCTCGGGGTCAGGAATCAGGAGTTCACGGTTGGCACTCAGGGATCCGGACCGCAGCTTCATGGCGATGGCGTCAGAGCCGAAGCCAGCCGGGAACGTTGCGGGGGAAGCCTGCGTCATGAAGGCGACGTGGCCCGCCTGGGAGGAGTAACCCATTACTTGCTCACCTTCCGACCCGCGCCGGCGGTGTTGGTTTCCTCGGCCTTGGGAGTCTCGTTACCCGCCACAGCAGCAACGTACTCCTGGGCGGACCTGTCGTTGACGGCCGCTGTAGCCGGAGACGAGCCGGTCGGGTCCGTCTCGCGAACCACCTCGGCCTGCCTGGCTGCGGCTTCCATTGCTGCTACCGCGTCATCGACGGTGCCGACAGCAGCGTCGCGTGCCTCGACAGCAGCGTTACGCTGCTGCTCAAGTACAGCGACTTCTGCAACCAGCTTCGCATCGTTGTTCACGGCAGAAGCTTCTGCGTATGCAGCGTCGCGCTCTCCGATTACGGTCGAGACTTCGTCACGAAGTCCCTCAGCTCGCAACCGCAGAGCAGCGCGCTGGTGTGCACTCAGACGCATCAGTTCTCCGTTGTCTCTGTCTCGAACCAGAACTCCACCCAAGAAGTCTGGATGAAAGTTCCCTGGATCTCGTTGGATAGGTACCGCTGAAGCGTAATGCCTCTCCGCTGAAATCGCTCGACACTATTATTCGCGGTGACGGCCAGGACTGTCAACCCCGCGTGTAGCGGAGAATCCCGGTATAGCATCCGCCAGATTCGCTGCGACAGAATCGAGTGTACGGAGATGCAGGCTGCCTCATCTGTATCCTGAACCAGTGTCTGAAGAACCACGTTGTAGGTCTTGAGTGTTGGCTCTACCGAACGAATCTCAGCAGACGATCGGTCAGGAAGCTTTGTCAGCGGGAAGATGCCAACAGACTGCGTAGGGTCCGACGGGCGAAGCATACGCTTCAGGACAGTCAGGTCAGAGTCGATCGCGGCGGGAATACGCGCCGCGATGAGCGCTATCACATTCATCGGGAACTCTGTGTCCCCAGCCACGATGGTCATGTCTACGCAATCAGGTAGGCGGCTAGTTCGGATGTAACGAACAGCATGTCGTTTGTGTTCAAGCCGACCACAGGACGAGCCGGCGTAAAGGGTCTACGCCTTCCTGCCTGCGCCGTCTCAATCTTCTGATTCATCAGCCCGTCGCCCGTGGGCTGAGGATGAGTGAACTCGATGAGTGGACCTGAGATCCTCGTCTGGCCCGGATCAGAGACCAGGAAGTTGTGCATCAGGTTTGTTCGGCGATTGATTGGATGATCGGGCGGATAGCCCTTCTGTGCACGGATCATCTGGGTTGCCATGGTGAGAGGATGCCACCTTCCCGTGACATCGTCACCCTCACCGAGGAATCGCTGATCAATTCTTCGGCGAATGAACGGCCCAACTGTATGATGCACGAATGCAGCCAGGCTTGCAGGCTGCACTCTCCGGTTCAGTTCCGCGATAAACGCACCGGCCATAGCCTGATCTACGTCAAAGTGAACATAGAAGCTCATGGGTCACCACGTGTAAGGGTTGCCGGTAGCGTAAGGATACCTCGGCTGTGCGAGTACTTGCTGCGCCGGACTTCCGAACACACATGCGAAATCTTCAACAGCCGACGAGGCGTCGACATTGCTGATGATCGGTGCGCTGGATAGGTTGTCGTCAGGAGTCGCCGGAGTTGCGCCCGGAAGGACAACACTTCCATCCACGATTGCATTGAGTGCAGCCATGGCTTCGTTCACCAGGTAAAATCCGTACTGGTGAAGCTGGTCGTCCTCGCCGCCCGCGTCCTTAGCCATGATCAACCGGCCGGAAGCCAGCCAGGCGTTGATCTTCTTAAGGAGTAGGGTAGTCGGGCGCTCCTCCGGCGAAGAGCCAACGACCACCGGAGTTGCGTACTTGAATCCGATCTTGCTGTCGATCTCCTCCGCCGCCAGATCCACATACTTCTGCGCATCAGTTGGAATCGGAATATTGCCGAGCATCAGATCAGACGTAATGCAGTACGGTTCGGTGGTCATGACTTACTCCGTTACTTGCTTGCGGGCGGGGTCGCCTTGACCGGAGCGGACTTGACGGGAGTCGTCGACTTCTTGTCCGATGCGCCCTTGTCCTTGTCGGAGTCGGAGCTGTCAGAGTCAGACTCGGCCACCTTGCGCGCCTCGTCCTCCTCCTTGATCTTCTCGTCCAGCGTCTGGCCGGGACGAAGGCCGTAGCGAATCTCTTCGTCCGTTGCGTATCCGTGATCGATGAGAAGCTTCTTCTCGTCGTCGGTCACGTACGGACGCTCGGTCTCGTTCGCGTAGTTCTGGTAGATCGGGTCGACGCCGATGTAACCGCTGTTGTTATTGCCTTCAACGCTCATGCGACCAGTCATGGTCTCTCCTTCTTAGCAAGCGAGGGGAGGTCGGCCGGAGCCGAACCTCCCCTCGAATGTGGTACTTACCGAGCGGCTGCCGAGCGGCCGACGGCCTTCCGGCCGGACTGCTTGGTGACCATGCTGGTCCGCGTGCTCGACTTTGCTGCGGTCGTCCGAACGATGCCAGTTCCAGATCCACTCGGAGTGGATGCCAGCTTGCCGGGCGTCTTCACGACGACAGTTCCGTCTGGATTCCGGGCCATGTTCGCCTCCTTAGGCGATCGGGTCGTACGAGACCGTGAGGTCCATGTGCGGGAAGACCGGGAAGGCCTTGATGCCGGTGCCGGCGTCGTAGCCCCACGGGTCCACCCCGTACTCCCGCTCCCACTCGTAGAAGCCCGGCGCCCAGTTGCCGGCCGGGTGAGGCGAGGTGAGAACCTTGCCCATGCCGAGCGGCGTGTCGTCGAACTCGTTCACGTCACCTTCCTCGGGGAGGAAGATGATGCGGTTCTCCGGGAGGAAGCGGTTGATCGTGACCGTGGTGGAGCCGATGGAGCGCGTGCGGTAAACCGCGTCGTACTCCATGAACTTCAGCCCGGTCTGCTGCTCGACGATCTGCTGCGCAGCTAGCGGGCCCCAGCCGTCGATCAGGTATCGCGGATCCACCGGAGTGGAACCGCTCGCCGTGATCAGACCCGTCCGAGCAATGAACTTGCTGCTGTTCAGGATCGAGCTGAGAACCTTGCGGGAGGTCAGCGCGCGGGTGATCCGGACACCGTAAGTGTCGTAGATGTACCGCTGGATGCTGTCGATGTCCTTGATCGGGTCAGACGTGTCTGCAGTCCAGGCGTCACCGAGCGGGTAGCTCGCGCTGCCGCCGACGTTGGTAGACGAGACATCCACGACCTGGTTCGACGGCCGACCATAGTCAACCGAGAACTTGATCTTGCCGTCATTGTAGGCCAGAAGGCCGGTGCTGAGCGGAGACATGATCATCCACTCAAGCCGGTTGTCCAGCTTCCGCCGACGCCGCGCAGTGTCACGCGCGAGCTTGGCCTGCCAGTCGCCAGTGGCGGACTGAACAGTCAGGGGCAGATTCTGCGTGTCGCGGATCTGCTCCTGGATGGTCAGCCACTCACGGTAACGGCTGATGTCGCTCGCCGTGTAGTGATCCTTGACTGCCCAGTCGATGACGGACGCCCGGCCTTCGCCACCGAAGACATCGTCCTTCTGCGCCAGCTCCGACTCGGCGTCCTCGGCGCGAGCCGGGGCGAGACCGTCGGTCATGCCGAGCGCGTACTGGAAGATGACATCGTCGGTCGGGACTTCCAGGAACGGGAAGAGGCTGAGCCCGATGTGCGTCTCCGGGGGAACGATCTCCCGGACGATACCGAGCGACACCTCCTTCCGAATCAGTCGGTCCTGTCCGATCGGAGATGCGTGCTGACCTGCGCCGCCACCCGCGAACCCACCGCCGGCGGTGCCGGCGAGTCCATTCAGATTCATCGAGTGTCCCTTACTTGAACGTAACGTCGAGACCCTTGACGGAACGCATCGCGTCCGCCGTGGTGTTCGACAGTGCCTGGCGGGTGCCGGCCGCAACCAGCTCCAGGCACCAAGCCTGGACCGCAGTACCGATGTACAGGGCCGCGACCTCGACGTCCCGCTCCATGAGCTGCCACGGGAGGAACGTGTCGTTCAGGCCGACGATGTTGGCCGCAGTCTGGCGACCGTCCGCCGCGCCAGCCACACCCGGAGTCGCCGTCGCAACGGTGATACCCGGAGTCGAGCCGGTGAGGAGCGTGGTGTCCACGGTGACCGCCGCGACGTTGCCGATCAGGTTTCCGTAGAACGTGAGCGAGACCGGGGTCGTGTGGACGGGGCCACCAGCAACAACCACGTCGCTCGGGGCGACGTTACTGAGGGCTTCCAGCGCAGCCTGAATCGTTGCAGCCGTCGCGTCGAAGGCCAGAGCCGTCGTGGTCTGACCGTTGAACGTGATGGTGTAGGTGCCGGCCGAGATGGTACCGGACTCGGTGAGGGTCTGAACCTCGGACGTGCCGGACGCCTGGTACGGACCCACCTTGCCGGAGTCAGGGCCGGACGTGATCTTCGCCAGAACGGTACCCGGCTGAAGAATCCTCTGTCCGCTGACATTGTTGATGGTCTCGGTCGGAACCGTTGCCATCGCGAGGGTGTACGATTCGAACTTGCACCCGACAGTCGAGCGAAGGTAGACGTTCTTGCCGAACGTCCACAGGCCCGCATTGTTCTTGACGAAGTCAGCCATGAGTCATCTCCCTACAGGACCGGGGTCTGGCCAGCAGCGACCAGCTTCCGGTAGGAGTCCGTCTTCTCGATGGCCGCCTTCGGCGTACCGGCGAGCTTGTGCTGGCGGACCGTCTCCGACCAGATCGAAATCTGATCGGCCTGCGGGTCCGGGGCGGACTGCGCAGCGTTGTTGTGGTTCGTCACGCCTGCGCCGTGGTTTCCGAGAACCGACGGAACCGGAGCATCGCCCCAGGTCTTCGTCCAGCTCTCGTACTGCTCCGGCGACAGGCCCAGTGCGAACTCGGTGAGCGCGTCGACCTGCGTCGCGGCGATCCGCGGGCTCGTACCGGCCGCGAGGGCGGTCACGAAGTCCTTACGGTTCTGCTCGGTGGTGTCCGACCGGAACTTCTCCAGGGCCGAGATGTGCGCCTGGACGGCGACCGGGTCAGTGACCTGGGCGCCATTCACGGCGAACACCTGCTGCGCTGGAGCGCTCGGAGCAGCGAACGGCAGTGCCGCCGTTGCACCCTGAGCGGGCGTACCCGGCTGGGTCACCGGAGCAGTGGTGGTGTCTCCCACGCCTGTCTCCCTGTCCATCATGACGTACATTTTTGGTGAAGCGTGCCCTTGCGAGCTACTGAATTTTAGGCCCTCGACTGCCGGGATGTCAACGTACGCAACCCCCATATATACGGGCCAGTGCTCGGCCTCGCTGTTGGTGACGTACGTTCCGATCTCGGCAGATCGGTTTCGCCAGGTTCCGTTCTCGATCTGCGCCCTGGCTTCAGGGTCGGTAATCTCCAATGCAGCGAAGAGATAGTCGTACAGAACGCCGTCGTGCGGACCCTCCAGCTCTTCGGCTTGTAGGGATGTGTGCCACCCGACCACCCGCCCATTGCCGGGCAGGCCATGAATCAGCCAGCCGGGGTGGCCGTCACGAACAGGCACATCATCGAAGGTGCCGTTGTTTCGCAGGTGCTCGAAGTTATCCACCATCTGCTTGATGTGGATCTTCTCCCACGTGTTCTGGTACCCCATGCTGTCGCGGAAGGTTCCAGACCGGAACACCGCCACACGCTCCAGGACAAGGTTACCGTTGTCCTTTGCGTACATGACTGGCTTGAACCCGAACCCGTTCGCGTAGTTGAACACGCTCGGTCGAGTCGGAATCGCTAGTCCCGTACTCATATTCCCTCAACTTTCTTCATGTCCCGACCCACTATACCCGACCCGTCTACCTCCGCTGGCATTGCGGATTCCTGCAGTACTGCACGTTGACCTTCGTCAATAAACCTAATGACATGCCAGCGCAGGCATTCTCTACATAGGAGCTTTACCTCGCCTCCGTGTGCGATCCAATCACCGTAGACTCTGTTCTGCTTGTAGACTCTACAATGAACGTAGGTTCTGCCCTTGTCGTCGATTCCGTAGACCGCAAGCAAAGGCGTCCGCGCACAGAAGCAGCGAAGCTGATGCTTACTAGTCGGACGCATTTCCTCCCCCAACGGCGACCGCGCGTAGGCCATTCTGCACGATCCGGAGGAACGCATCGGGGGACGAAAAAGAATCCATCCCCGCCGAAGCTAGGTCGGTTACCCACCCGGTCACGCGGGCGTGCGCGGTTCCGGCTGCTTCCGAATCCACACCCTCAGCTGCGAGAGCCTCGGTCAACTGTCGTGCGTATCCAAGATCCGGCTGAAAGCCGTCTCCGAAAGTTCCGTCCCGGTGGGCCTTGTAAACCTGGCCCGAGAGCCGCCGGTAGATTGATGCAACAACTCGGCTAGACGCAGTAGTCTCTCCTGCCGTGGTGTCATCGTCCGACGCAGACCCATCAGGATCCTCGCCCTTCGGAGCCTTCTTTCCCGGCTCGCCCTCTGAAGAATCATTCCCGAGCTGCTCCACTTCAGTGAGAGTGAGTCCGGCAATGTCGCCCATCTCCTTCAGGTCAGGCATTACCTTCCCGCCGCTGAACAGCATCTGCAGAAGGGCCTTTACCATTTCCGACTTTTCGTCGCCCAGCTTGCGAAACTTGATCCTGGCCCGCGGACTGGTGGGACTGAAGTTCATGTCCACCATGCGATTGAGGATGTAGTCGTTGATGTACTGTGCCCAGTCCCCAGCAAGCGCATTCAGCATCTGCATGTAGACCATGCTGTGCTGCGAGCCCAGGTTGTAGCTGCCGACATCGCCGGCGCGAAGCATAAGCAGCGGCGTGAACATGGCAAGCGAGATCTCTTCGTCCAGGCGCATCATGTACCGCTCGAAGTCGGCACCGCGCATCTGGGATTCGAGATACTCGATAGTGTAGTCATAGCTGGTAGCGGTACCAACCACAGAGCGCTGATCCGGCAGGACTACGGTACTGCGGTTGCGGAGGTTATTGAGTACCCCCGCCATCACCTGCATACCGGAGACCTTCTTGCCGTTCACATCCAGCTCGTCGTCATACGGCGCGCGGCCTACCGGAACCGGCTCGCCGAATCGCTCGAAGTATCGGTTCGAGAACAGGTGCATCAGGATGCTGAAGAACCAACTCGTGAACGCAGGCCGAAGAAGCTTCCTACCGTAGTAGTCACCGTTCTCCATGAGGAGCGGGTACCACAGGCTGTTCTCGGTGGGGATGGGCCACTGGGAGTTGAACTGCTTGATCCCGTCGTAGACCTTCAGTTTAGGCTTTGGCTTGTCGGGCGGAGACCAGCCGTCAACTTCTTTCCAGTTGACCCGGCATTCCTCGGGTACGAGATCCTTGATCTTAGTAAGCTGGACTGTCTTGCCGGCCAGGTCATTCTCCCATTGGAGAATCGAAGGAGAGTAACCTGCCCAGAAGGACTGACTGAGCGCACGGACAAGCCGGGTCCAGATACCTGCCATGTTCTCCTGGCAGTGCTTACGAATCTTGTCATTGTCACATTCGATCTTCCAGTCCAACTGGTGCATCATGAACGTGAGGACACTCAGGGAAGCATTCACCTGGTAGTGATCGAACTGGAGAATACCCCCGCCGGGCAGCTGGAAGTAAGAAAAGTCAGCATCCGACCAGCGAGAACCGAACGCCTCGCCCAGTTTGGGCGGCGCAGCTTTCTTGTAGTCCTTTGTAGAGATCGGATTTCCGTTAGGACCGACCAAGCCCTGTGCCATCCCAGATATCTCCTGCTGGCCTCAGATGCCTAGGAGCCGACGCGCTTGGCGGCACAGGTGCTGAAAGGTTGGGCATCCCCAAGCGATCGTTACCACGCTTTGCCGAACGGGTTGGGTCGAAAGCATCGACTGAACTGTCGCGTTCTGCTGAACGCCTAGGCGATGGTACCCCACGCTGGTACATCCTGTCACCCGCCAGGGTAAACACAACCCCCGCCATTGCGTCAGCAATGTCTTTGCTACCACCCACCGGGTGGTCTACCTTCCTCCCTGTGTCGATTAGCTGAGTGAGTTCGGAGTATGCTACCTCCACCAGAGTCGTATCGCCGTGCTTCATGTAGCTCTGATACTTGGGGAACTCTAGTCGCTCCTCGTAGATGGCATCCCGAAGATCTTGATAGGGAGCCATCGTGCGGTCCACTGAAAGATAGTCCGCATCCAGCCTGCGCTTCTGGAGCTGCTGAATGGTGTCAGTACTCTGGAATCCATCCAGAGTAACCTTCTTTATCTTGAACCCATAATCATCATTAAGACGGTAGATGATCTGTCGGATATCGCCAAGAACAATCTCGCGACCGGGGATCGGACGAATGCGGGCCAGAATGTCGAATACAAAGACCGGACGCAGTTCACCTTCAACCTCCTTAAGTTCACGTACGTGACCCATGGCGAAGCCAAGCGCATCTCCAGTATCACTGTAAGCAATGTCGATGTGGATTACCCTACGCAAACTGGACGTATCAACAGCAAACCAGTCTGCAAAGTTGACGGTATCCAGCTCCGTCTTTACGGGAGAATCATCTCGACCAAATCTCCGATGCCATTTGTCACGACAGAGATCAATCTTGTGAACCATCCCGATGAACGGGTTGCCGACCTTCGGCGGGAATCCCGCGAGGTCCTTGAGTGCCTTATCTGGGTCATCGACAAATCTCTTCTTGTAGAGGTTCGGAATCTCCATGAAGTCCGGGTTGTCGATGATACTGGCCACCATAGCGGGGATCTCCACCTTCCGCCGGCGGTCGAACCAGAAGCTATCCCTGGTGCCATCCTCCTTCAGATACTTGTCCCAGCCAAACGATTCCCAGATAGTCATCCGGGATACGTAGGCCTTCGGATCTGCATCGAACTGTTTCTTCATCGTGGCCGCGAAGCCAACAGACTTCTTCATCTGGCCAATCAGAATCAGCAAGCCACGATCCTGGAAACGTGAGGTAATACGGTTGGAGATGGTGTTATACCCCTCTATCGCGTAGTCCTTCTTCGTGGTCACCCGGTGCGAATCCATCTCGTCCAGGATTCCGCCCAAGATATTGTAACCCTCGAACGTAGTTTCCGAACTGTCACCCGGAATGATCCAGATATCCTTCTGGGTGAATCGAATCTGGTTCTTGAATTTGTCGTCATACG